CTAACTTATTTTATTTCATACGAAGAATTAAACGACGCGTAGGAGGTTTTATAGGCTATGGCAAATGGCGGAATTATTGGACCAGTTCAAACAGTTACAAGTAACGTTGCAGAAAATAGAACAACTTCATTTACAAGTAATGGATGTTTCACAGCACAAACAGGAACTAAAGAGGTTGATTATCTTTTAGTGGCTGGTGGTGGAGGTGGATGTAATACAGGATGTAGAGCTAGAGGTGGCGGAGGAGGTGGTGGCCTTTTAACTTCTTTTCCTGGTGGAACTAAATCCCCTGTTAATCCAGGTGGAGTTTATCCAGTTGTAGTTGGTGCCGGTGGAACAGGTGGAGCAGGCTCACCAGCAGGTACAAACTCATCTACACCTGGAGTCGCTACAACTTTTAATTGTATATCAACTGTGGGTGGTGGAGAAGGTAATGCTCCTGGTGGTTCAGGCGGTGGTGGAAATAGTTATGGTAACGCTTCTGGTGCTGCTGGAACATGTGGTCAAGGTTATCCTGGTGGGGCTGGTAATTGTAATTCAAATACCCCTGTTTCAGGTTCTTTTACGTTTGTTGGAGGTGGTGGTGGAGGCGCTGGTGGCGCTGGTGGTGATGGTACTAACCCAGGTGGAACAGTAACCTCAGGTGCTGGTGGAGCTGTAGCAACCAATTCTATTACAGGTAGTTCTGTATCTTACGCAGGTGGAGGTAGTGGTGGAGCACAGAGATTTGATCCAAATCCAAAAGGCGTCGCTATTGGAGCATCAACTCCTGTATCAGGAGATGGTCAAATGTTTGGTCAACCTGGTGGAGGATCTGGAACAGCTAATACAGGTGGTGGAGGAGGAGGTGGAGCAAGTTTAAATCCTTCAAATTTAACTACTACAAGTGGAGCAGGTGGTTCAGGTGTAGCTGTTATTAGAGAATATGTTAACACTATTAGAACAGCTCCAGGTGTGTGGAGCCTTAATGAAGTTTATGATAATGTTAAAGCAGCTGATTGGACTAATACTAACTAGAATATTAGTACCGTTGACTTTGTATAATATAGATATTATAAATTATCTTTTAAGGAGAATATAAATATGGCACATTTTGCAGAATTAGAATCAAAAACAGATCCAACAGGATTTACATCGGATACTCATTTAGTTGTTAAACGGGTTACAGTTGTAGCAAATGATGTTTCTACAGCAGCAGGTCCGCTTGGAGATAATGATATGCACGTTGATGGTGAAACATGGTGTAAAAATTTTTTCAATAAACCAGATACAGAATTTAAACAAACTTCTTATAATCATAATTTTAGAAAGATGTATGCAGGAATAGGTTATGTCTATGATGCATCAAAAGATAAATTTTTATTACCACAACCTTATAAATCATGGGCACTAGATGGTAGTGACGATTGGCAAGCACCAATTACTTATCCATCAACAACTAGTGGATCAGGTTTTGTTTATTTCGTTTCATGGAACGAAACAAAATACAACGCTGATAACAATACAGGTTGGGAAGCAACAAAATCAAACGACACTTCAGATCCAAAAACAGTTTACAATTGGAATGGCTCAGCCTGGGTGTCCGAATAGGAGACACTAAATGCCAAGAACCAATGGCGGTATAATCGGTAAAAGAAACGTAACTTCTTTTGGGAAGTGCACTCAAACTGTAATCACAAGTGATGGAAATCACACTACACAACCAGGAACTAGACTTGTAGACACACTTTTAGTAGGTGGAGGAGCTGGCGGTGGAAATAATCAAGGTGGCGGCGGTGGAGCTGGTGGAGCTGAGATATTTACATCAGTTGCTGTTTGTGGAGCTACTAGTTATCCAATTGACATAGGTGCTGGAGGATCTAATAATACCGATGGTAATGATACAACCGCTTTTTGTAAAACAGGTGGTAAAGGTGCATCTGGTGGAACATCTCCAGTAGATAATGGTAGTGCTGCACCTTTAGGTTCAGGTGGTGGAGGATCAAACTGTGGGGCTGCTGGAGGTTCTGGAGGACCTCAAGGCAATCCTGGTGGGCCTACTGCTGGATCACCTGGAGGATTTGCAGGTGGTGGAGGTGGTCATGGTGGAGCAGGTAATTCTGGTGGAGCAGGCTGTGCTACTAATGAACAAGACGGTGGACCAGGAACAGATTTTAGTCCTACGTTTCCAGGTATACCTAACTCTGGTGTTTATGCTGGAGGTGGTGGAGGTGGATCAAGATGTTGTCAACCTCAAAGAGGAGATGGTGGGCCTGGTGGTGGAGGTAACGGAGAAAGAGGAGCTAACCAAACATCTGGATCAAATGCATCTACAAACACTGGAGGTGGTGGAGGTGGCGCTGGTGGAAATATCGGTGCTAATAGAAATGGATTTAATGGTGGATCTGGTATAGTAATAGTAAAAGAAGTAAACAGAGCAAGTGGTGTATGGAATTTAAGAAGTCAGTTTCAAGCAAAAAAATGTGGAACATGGCCTCAATTAGGTTATAATTATGATTATTTAGTAGTCGCTGGCGGTGGTGGCGGTGGTGGTGGTAACACTGGTCCAGGTCAAGGAGCTGGTGGTGGCGGAGCTGGTGGTTATAGAGCTTCTGGTTACGGTCCAAGCCCATTACAAAATTGTTCAATATTTTTAACTCCTGGAGATTACGCAATAACAGTTGGAGCAGGTGGAGCAGCTGGAGCTGGTCTTGGTTCCCCTGCACCAAATACAAATCCTGGTACTATAGGAGCCGATTCAATATTTAATCCAGGAGGAACAGAAAACACAGATACTATAACAGCTGATGGTGGTGGTGGCGGTGGTGGTGGAAATAAACCAGGAGGTGCTGGAGGTTCAGGTGGTGGTGGAGGTGGACCAGGAGATGCTGGTGGTGCAGGAAATACTCCGCCAAGATCACCTATCGCTCAAGGTACTGCGGGTGGTTGTGCAGTAGGAGCACCTAATACAATTGGAGCTGGAGGTGGTGGAGCAACAGCCGCTGGTACAGGAGGTTCTGGACCAGGAAATCCTGCAGGACCAGGAGGTGCAGGAGCACCAAACACAATTTTAGGACCAGATACTACGTATGCTGGTGGAGGCGGAGGTGGTGGATCCGAAAACAATAGTGGACCAGGAGGGGTTGCTTCAGCAGCAGCTGGTGGTGGTGGAGTTGGAAGTAGTCCAGGTAGTACTTCAACAGCTGGAGGAACTAACCTCGGTGGTGGTGGAGGTGGTGGTGGGGGTTATAATTCTAACACTCAAGATGGAAAAGCTGGAGGCCCAGGTATTGTTATTCTTAGAGGACCAAGTGCGGTTACTTTTTCTGGTACTCCTTGTTGTGCGTTCACAGGTTCAACTCATCCAGGCGGCGATAAGATAGCTAAATTTACAGCTAATGGAACATTGACAATTTCTTAAAGATAGTTATATTATTTTTATGGTGGTAAAAGAAAGAATATGAATTTAACAAATTACTATTGGTATTTTCAATCAGCAATTCCAGAACGTATTTGCGATGATATTGTTCGTTATGGAAAACAATTACAAGATCAAATGGCGGTAACAGGTGGATTTGGTGATAAAAAATTAAATCAAAAACAAGTTAAAGATTTAAAAAAGAAAAGGAACTCTGATATTGTTTGGATGAATGATAGATGGATATATAAAGAAATTCAACCCTATGTTCATCAAGCAAATCAAAGTGCTGGGTGGAATTTCCAATGGGATTATTCTGAGTCTTGTCAATTTACAAAATATAATAAAGGTCAATTTTATGATTGGCATTGTGATGGTTGGGATAAACCTTACATGCGAGAAGGTAATGATCCATCAAATGGTAAGATAAGAAAGTTATCTGTAACAGTTACCTTATCTGATCCTAAAGATTATAAAGGCGGGGAATTAGAATTTGATTTTAGAAATCAAGATCTTAATAAAAAACCTAACATTAAAAAATGCACTGAAATATTACCTAAAGGTTCTTTGGTTGTATTTCCTGGTTTTGTTTGGCATAGAGTATGCCCAGTTAAAAAAGGATCTAGACATAGCTTGGTTATTTGGAATTTAGGATGGCCATATAAATGAGTTTTCCAAAACAATTAGCAAGAGAAGATTTATTTAAATGTCCAATATGGTTTGCTGATGAACCTAAATATGTTAAAAAATTAAATAAAGCATCTGATAAATATATAAAAGAAGCACAAAAAAATTTAAAAAAAGATATCAATAAAAGAAATAAAAAATTTGGAGATAAAGGTGATATGGGCCATGTTTTTCATTCAATATCTTTAATTGGTGATCCTAAATTTAAAGAGTTACAAGATTATATTGGTGCTACGGCGAATAATTTATTATTAGAAATGGGTTTTGATTTAACAAATTATTCAATATTTATTACAGAAATGTGGGTACAAGAATTTGCTAAAAATGGTGGAGGACACCATACTTTACACACTCATTGGAATGGACATATATCTGGTTTTTATTTTTTAAAAGCGAGCGAAGCTACGTCTATGCCACTTTTTGAAGATCCAAGACCAGGTAATATTATGAATCTTTTACCTGAAAAAGATAAAACAAAAGTAACCTATGCATCAACACAAATTAATTATAAAGTTCAACCTGGAAAAATAATATTTTTTCCATCTTACATGCCTCATCAATATGTAGTAGATATGGGATATGAGCCATTTAGATTTATACATTGGAACTGTCAGGCAATTCCTAACGGAGTATTAAATGCAAAATAAGGATATGAAAAAAGCAGTTATTAAAACTATATTAGAAACTAATACATTAAAAAATAAACCAAACTTTATAGATAATTTTATAAAATCTAAAATGCAATTGAAAGGAAAAAATGTCATCAAAAAAATCGGCGTTCCAAAAAAATAAATATAGTGTTTTAAAAGGAGTTATATCTAGAGAAATTGCAGATTTTGCTTTTGCTTATTTTTTAAAGAAAAGAAAAGTTGCTAGATTTTTATTTGATCAAAGGTATATATCTCCTTTTACAGAATACTGGGGAATTTGGCATGATGAACAAGTTCCTAATACTTATTCACATTATAGTGATTTAGTAATGGAAACTTTATTACAAAAAGTAAAACCCGTCATGGAAAAACACACTGGTTTAAAGCTATCCGAGACATATTCTTATGCAAGGATATATAAAAAAGGAGATATTTTAGCTAGACACAAGGATAGATATTCTTGTGAGATATCTACTACATTAAATCTAGGTGGGGACCCATGGCCCATCTATCTTGATCCCACAGGGAAAGAAGGTCAAGCAGGTATTAAAGTAAACCTTAAACCAGGTGATATGCTTATATATTCTGGATGTGATTTAGAACATTGGCGAGAAGAGTTCACTGGTAAAGACTGTGCACAAGTATTTTTACATTATAACAAAGATAACTCTAAAGCAGCCAAGGAAAATCAATTTGACAAAAGACCATTTTTAGGGTTGCCAGCCTGGTATAAAGGCTTTAAATTACC